ACCGAGAAGGTTACAAAGTCCGCTGAAGCCATCAGTTCGCTTGCAGGTATCTACGACTCTCTGCCAAACATCGGAGGTATGGCAGAATGGATCAACGGTCATAAACAGTCTCTCGAGGATTTTGGAAATTCACTGTCGGGGCTTGCGGAGGGGGTAAGAAAGTTCTACGCGCACTTGTTTACAGTTAATACCAATAAGCTTGTGTCGATAGTTGATGCCACTACCAAAATAGTCAAAATGGGCGAATTGCTCAATGACATGGACGTTACCGTATTCGGCAGCTTCGGGTATCATCTGGAGACGATGGCTGACTCGGGGATCAAGAGATTTTCGACCGCTTTTGCGAACGTTCAAGGCGACATCGAAGATCTTGGCAAAGATATCGTAAAGACCCTGTGTAAGGGCATCCGAAGGGAATACAGCGGTGAAACAAACAACCTGAAATCTACTCTATTGGATCTTGCTGTTACGATAAAAGACGAATTGGATAGCTACGAGAAAACATGGATAGCAGAGGGCGAATACATCGTCGATGATATTTCGCTTGGGATCGAGGAGAAGTCATCCGAGATCGAAACGGTTATCACGGTGTTTGTCCTTCAGCCCATACGCTCTTTATATAACAAATTCAAAGAGACCGGTTCTTACGTTGCAGAAGGTTTCGTAAACGGTGTTAAATCCAAAACATCGGCGGTATCTAACGTTGGTACAGCTATCGGACAAGCGGTTTCATCGGCATTAGGAAAATCCCTGAAAATAAACTCTCCTTCAAAGGTCGGCTATGAACTCGGAGGTTTCTTCGGCGAAGGCTTTGTAAATGCTTTGGACGATTACCGTGATATTTCATACGACCGAAGCTTTGACATAGGCAATTCTGCAAAGAGCGGACTCAATAAATCCATAAAGGCTGTAAGAGACTATCTCACAGACAACCTCAACACAAACCCGACAATAAGACCCGTGCTCGACCTTACTTCACTGACGAATGACGTTAATGATATTAACGGGATCCTTAACGGCGGAAGAACAATGCAGTTGGCTCGTACTTCAAGCTTGGAGATAAAGGCAGGTACCTTGACCGAAAAAGAGCTAAGGATAAACGATAAGAGCATAATAGACCAGATCGCAAGCCTTCGCTCCGAAGTTTCCGCGCTTAATCAAGTGATAAGCAGTATGAGGGTGGTAATGGATACGGGAGCTTTAGTCGGCGCCATTACAAAGCCGATGGATCGTGCTCTCGGCAGAATTTCCGTATATGACAGGAGGGGGAACTGAACATGTACCATTCTATAACGTTCGGGTCTAAGAACACATGGGATGATTGGCATATAGTTCCGTCTTCCCGTCCCGTATTTGACCCGCCCAAAGTAAAAACGAAAACAATGGATATTCAGGGGAAGAACGGCTCGCTCGATCTCAGCGAGGCGCTTACGGGCTATCCCGTATTTAATAATCGGGAAGGCTCGTTCGAGTTTATAGTTCTCAATGATTATAATAAGTGGAACGAATTATATTCAGCGATCAGCGACTATCTTCACGGAAGAGTCATGAGAGCCGTTCTTGAAGACGACCCCGAGTATTATTACGAAGGCCGTTTTTCTGTGAATAAGTGGAAGTCTGACAAGAACTACTCTACCATATCCATAGATTACAGCGTGTTTCCGTATAAGAGAAAGCTTCTGAAATCCGAAATGACTCTGAACGTATTGGCGGCGAATAATTCAAAAACGATCTCAAGTTCTTTTTACGGAACAGAGCCCGTATGTCCCGAAATCACAGTAGATTGTACCTTGAACGTAGTTTCACTACGGTTTGAAAACAGTACCCTCGGTATCGATCATTCGCGATATCTTTCAAACGGAACTCATAAACTGCCCGAGATCATATTCTATGGCGATTCGGTAAGCGTGACCATGAGAGCGATCGGCACTGATATTTCACTTCAGGATTCCAACGGAGAGGCAATGCTTGACAATTCGGGAGACGCGCTTACGGGTACAAACTGCGCTTCCGTGAACTTATCATGCGTTTATGGGAGGTTGTAAAGATGTACAGTATATATGCGGATGATATTTGCATCTACAGCGACGTTTCACCTCTTGAAAGCCTGAAAGTCGAAGCTCCGACACTTGAGCTTGCCGAGTCGTCAGCGGGATCGTTAAGAATGACCCTTCCAAAATGTAATGCTGGATACGACTACATCAAACAGTTGACGACTTATATTACCGTAAAAAAATACGGACAGGAGATCTGGTCAGGCAGAGTTCTGTCCGAGGAAAAAGATTTTTATAACAGTCGCATACTCTATTGCGAAGGCGAGCTTGCTTTTCTCAATGATACCGAGCAGCCGAGAAGAGAGTACCATAACATAACCGTAAAAGACTTCTTGGAACGGCTTATATATTTTCACAATTCAAAGGTCTCGTTGAACAAAAGATTTTGGGTCGGCGAAGTAACAGTAACCGACTCAAATGATTCATTATATAGATTCACCAATCGTGAAACGACATGGGAGTGCATTCAGTCCAAGCTCATAGACAAACTTGGAGGGATCATAAGGATAAGAAAAGTCGGCACTATAAGATATATCGACTATCTTGCCGAGTATCCGCATACAAACTCTCAGGTGATAAGGTTTGGTGAAAACTTAACAGACTTGAAAAAGTCATGGGACCTTGAGGAATTTGCGACCGCGATACTTCCTTTGGGAAGTCATCTTGAAGAGACAGAAATTGCGCAGCTTGACGCTTATCTTACGGTGGAATCCGTAAACAATGAAGCCTTTAAGATAGTTGAAGATAAGGCGCCCGTCAAGATCAATACTACGGGTACCAAGCTGTCGGATTATGTTATATACGGCAGCAGTCTTGGCGTTGGCGATTACGACAGCGTTTCAGGCAAGTACAAAATACCCGTAACGGTAAGCGGGAAAAATCTTTTTGATAAGACAAATCCTAATCTTACGCATTTATATCCTTATATGACTACAGGTATCGTCAAAACAAGTTCCACACGTTGGAGTGTTCTTCTTGAGGTCGAGCCTCAGACAAAGTATGTAATGTCCAAAATTCATCAAGCCTCGGGTACCTCGACTCGTGTCGCAGGATATTCGAGTACACCCGTATATAATATGGAGCCTGACTTCTTAGACGAGACTGCCGAAACACCGTCAGGCTCGGAACGAGACATTCAGATCTTTACAACGGGGGCTAACACTCATTATATTTTGTGTTTTCTGCGTTCTAATGACGATCAGGACAAACTTGATGAAGTTGTGAACTCGCTCATGATAGAAAAAGGGTCGTCCGCTTCAGGATATTCGCCTTATCGAAAAAACACTTTCAATATTACGGTCAATGCGCCTTTAATGTCGGGGGAATCAGTATCCTTGTCACAAAGCAGTGTAGATATTGAGACAGGTCTGGGATACAATCTGATAACGGTCGATACGAGCAATGCGCCCGAAAAGATCATGCTGCACTATCTTACTGACGAAACAAAAGAGTATGTTCAATCCGCCGAGGCTGTAAAAAGGTTTGGATGGATAGAAAAAACCGTTCGTTGGGATGACGTTACTACTCCGATAAGATTGTTCAATAAAGCCAACAGATATCTTTCGGATACGCAGTTCAGTGAAACGACCATAGAGCTTAGTGCAGTAGACCTTAACTATCTTGATATTTCTTATGAGGCTATAAATCTTCTCGACAAGATAAGGGTCGTTTCAACTCCGCACGGAATGGACAGATATTTTCCGGTTACAAAGCTTGAGATACAGCTTGATTCTCCCGAAGCTTCGGTCTTTTCTCTTGGTGGTACGAGTAAAAGCAGTATATCCTCTGTAACTAACAGAAATCAGACGGTTGCTATGAGTGCTATAGCTTCAAGCTCGGACGATACAAGGGAGACTCTTAGGCATGAATTCACAGTAGCTGACGGCAATCTTTCTACGAGTATCAATCAAACGATCGAAGGCATCAGAACCGAGGTATCGCAAAAAGTCGGTACTTCTGAATTCGGCACTTATATGCAGCAGAATTATAATTCATTTCTTCTCGGATTTAATGGAAGTGATGAAAAGATCATTCAGTTGTCAACATCAGGCATATCAATATATACGGGCACGGCTATAAGCGACAACTATAAGCTTATAACACTCGGAAGTGCGGGGCTTGATATTTGGTCGGACGGTAATCGTGTAGGAAAGATAGGGCGTATGGGACACGCACAGCAAAGTGACTATGTTGGTCTTTCGTTCAGTCTCGATGCTTATGGAAGCTTCATGTCATGGTCTTGCAGGAGCAATTCGACTTCATCGTATTCCACGAAACTTGTTTATGCAGCACGTGCCGGAGGCGGAACTACGAATCCGAGCTATCCGAGTGCCGGTTTTTATGTTTATGACAAATTCTTCTTTACAGGAAAAGAACTGAACAGCGCAAATCTGACAGACGTACGTACCGACGGATATTTGACTTATACAGGTCAAAGGTCATTCGTAACAGGTGTTACGGACAATCATGACGGTACTTATAGCTTTGATATTTCAACGTTTTCGATAAGAAACGGAATGTTCGTACAATGAGGAGATTGTTATGGAAATAATGCTTAACGTTCCCAAAACGACCGAGCCGGTCATTCATCCGCCGTGCATAACAGAAACGATAACTGTCAAAATGGTAAAAACAGAAGGCGAGGGCAAAGAGGAGAATGAAAACAAAAATGACTAATCGGGAGCTCGAAACTCAGTTGTCACGTCTCGAACGGATATCTGACGATAAAACGGTGCTCCCTATAAAAGTCAGCTACAGAATAATACAGAACACGCTCGTCATGCGGAAGGCTTTAGAAGCATATATCATCTCAAAAGACCATATAATCGAAAAGTATTCCGACGGCAAGGGGTCGATAACCGAGGTTGACGATCCCGTTATGTTCAAAAAGGCGTGTACGGAAATAGCGCAGATAGCCTCTGAAAAGGTTGAGCTGGATATTTCCACAATTACACTTGAGGAATTTGAAACCGATAGGCTTCCGTTTGACGTGATAAGCGCTCTCGGCTTCATGATAATCGACACCAAACAAATAGGAGGAATTTAACAATGGCTAAGCTTACAGAATACACAGCCGCAACAAGATTTGATAGCGGGGATATTCTCATCAAGGACGGAACTAACGGAACAAAGAAAATAACCGCAAGCAATGCTGCTGTAGAATTTGCGGGACTTATTTCAAAGGCAAATCACAGAAACATATTCAGAGGTAAGAATCTCGGTTCATCGGTCACAGCCGCGCAGAAGGCTGCTATAGCGAACGGCTCGTTTGACGATCTCTTCATCGGCGACTATTGGACGATCAACAATGTAAGGTATGATATTGCCGACATGGACTATTGGTACGGTACGGGTAATCCCGCCTGCAATAGGCATCATCTTGTCCTTGTTCCTCACGAGGCTATGTATAATCGTACAATGAATGATACAAATACTACAGACGGCGGCTATGTCGGTTCCAATATGTATACTAATGGTCTGACGTCTGCGAGAAACATAATAGCTTCAGCATTCCCGAGTATGCTTCTGACTCACAAGGAGTATCTTGTTAATGCTGTTACCGAAGACGGTTATCCGAGTGCAGCAACTTGGGTGGATAGTACCATCGAGCTGATGAATGAGATAATGCTCTACGGCAGTTATATTTGTGCCGCAGGCGTAGGAAACTCGTCAAGAATGGTTGGTACTGTTGATAAGAAACAGCTTGCGCTTTTCAGACTCGCTCGTGCAAGCGACTTAGGCTTGGTCGGTATCTGGCTGCGTGATATTTCATCGGAAAAATACTTCTGTTCTCTCACCGTCGGCAGTGCATCGAGTAACAGTGCAACAACCGAAAGAGGAGTTGCTCCGGTATTCGGAATCGTCGGTGACTGATAATAAAGGAGGAACATATTATGAATGATATTTATTCAATAGTTCTTGCAGACGGAACTGAAATAAACGGGCTTACAATGAACGGCACAAACTTTGTATCTGAAACTCCGATATCAGCCGATATCATCAAAGGCAACTGTTCTCCGCTGAGAATAGTCAAGGGCGAGGAAGAGGAAGTCATCGCAAATGCAGAACTGGCGTGCTGCTATGGTGCGTCGGACGGTTGGCACATAGCCTTCAGAGAGCTTTCAAAAGAAGAAGTGTTTATGGCAAAGGTTCGTGCCGATCTTGATTACATAGCAATGATGACCGACACCGATCTCGAGGAGGGCTGAAAATGGCTGAACACAGCAAACACTTTGAAAAGGTAAAAAGATATTACGATCTTTCTTTATGGAGTGACGATAGGGTCAGGAATGCTGTTGCTAAGGAATGGATAACGGCATCGGAATACAAAACGATCACCGGTAAAGATTACTGATATTTGAGAGGTTGAAAAGAATTGGAACCTTGGATCCAGATCGTCGTGACCGTTGTCTGTTCCGTGATAGCTTCATCCGGTTTCTGGGCTTGGCTTGTAAAGAGGTCTGAGAAAAAGGACATTAAGACCGAAATGCTCATCGGATTGGGTCATGACCGAATATTATATTTAGGCAGTTCATATATCGAAAGAGGATACATCACCCTTGACGAATATGAAAACCTGTATGAATATTTGTATAAGCCTTATGAAAAAATGGGGGGCAACGGCTCTGCTCAAATGATCATGAACGAAGTGAATAAACTTCCAATAAAAAACACGGGCATCATCGGAGGAGAAACATGTGAGCAATAAGGTGTATGATATTCTTAAATGGATAGCTATGTATCTGCTCCCGGCACTCGGTACCCTGTATTTCGCTTTGTCTGGAATATGGGGGCTTCCGTTTGGCGAGCAGATAGTCGGCACTGTCACAGCGTTAGACACATTTTTAGGAGTTATCCTCGGCATCAGCTCTTATAACTACAATAAAAAGAACTGATGCTGTAGTGTGACCGTACATAAACATATAGAAAGCAGGGAGCAGTATGGAGAATGTTAAGGTAAGGTCAAATTTCCTGTCAAAGGACAACATAGAACGCCAAAAAAGTTTCAACAAGCTCGCAAAAGAAATGGCAATGGCAAGACTGCGTTCGGGCGAGTACATGAAAAACGATATGCGAAACGTTCATAAAGAAAAATGATATTAAATAAATAAGATGTCGGTTCGGTCAATAAGATCGAGTCGGCATCTTTTTTTATATTCGGAGGTCGTTATGAATAATTTAGTAGCAATATATTGCAGGCTTTCTGAGGAGGACAGGAACAAAAGAAACAAGGATGA